CGGCGACTGGGGCAAAAACCGGTTCCGCTGGGACATGGAGTTCGAACGGATCCCCGACTATGCGCTACCCGCAATGGAATCGGTGCTGATCGGCGGGTTCCGCACCAACAGCCACACGATCACCCCGGTCCCGATCCACTGGGTGCCGTCCACCGTCGTCAACTACTACAACACGATCAGTTCCGGGGTGACGGACTTCAACCGGACCCGCGGCCTGTCATCGGGAACGCTCAAGGGCCTGAACCAGTCCGGGTCAACGTCCGCTGCGGCCCGCAAACTCGCCTCGTTTTCGCTGTCCCCCGCCAACTACTACACCGGTGCAGCACGAATCGAAATCCAATACGCGAACAGCACCTACTACCGGACGATCGGTCGGAAGATCTGGTCGAACCAGTCGGCCGTGGTGTGGCGCCTCACCAACGACCTGATCCGCATCACCGCAAGCTCGACTGCTGGCCGCATCGACATTTCGTGTTGGGACGGGTCAGCGTGGGACACCGCCAAAGCATTCAAGTTCGGCACAACGTACGCCGGTTCGGATATCGACAGGTTCGGGACGTTCTCGATCATTCGCAACGCACCCGAAGAAGTCATCGCACGGATCTCGATGGGGGACAACATCACGGGCACAGCGGCGGCGATCCACCGTTTGAACCTTGATATCTCGTTGCGGCGCGGGTCGATGATGGCTGAGTGCCATTGGACCGCGGATGACGCGGTGCTGGGCTCGGTTGGCGTGAGCGCCGCCGAGGCTGCGACAGCGATCACCGGTGGGATCCGGGCGACTTCGAACGACGCGGCCGGGAACCGGTTCGTGATGTACACGCCGTCAGCGAAATCGAACGATCTGGTGAACGGGACGTTCACGAAAACCGCGGCGGCGACATCGTGGCCGTTCGCTCTCGGTTTGGAGCGGGGCGGGTCCGGGGCGGCTACTGACTTCACGGTGGCGGCAATGTCGAACGACTATTTCGGGGCGTACACCGAAGCCCAAACCATCGTCGGCAGGTGACCGGATGCCCGCAACGAAACGGCTGATGGCGCCGGGATCCTTCCAGTTGAACCTGCGCGAAGACACACCCGTGACGATCACCGATCACCTGACCATCGGAACGCAAGGGTTCGGGCATGTGATCGTGACACCCGCCGCGGTCCCGTCGCATGTGCTGGACACCGCCGCCAACCTGCTGCCGCTGTCGATCTTCACCGGGGTGATGCGCGAACAGGAGTCCCGCACCTCGTTCTCCGGGGCGCACGCCTCTGTGCTGTTGGGTGACGAGGACGGCAAAGGCCAGCTGCCCGAGGTTGACGTCACCCAAACGAAAACCATCGCGAACTGGTTGACGGACCACCTGAAGCCGGCGTCGGTGCTGTCCACCGGCTCGTATTCGGCGTCGGCGTCGACGCTGAACTGGACGTGGAAAGCCGGCCAGTCACGCCGCGACGCCATCGACTACGTGTGCGACTACTTCGGCATGGAATGGGTCGTTCAGGACGACCTGACGCTCGACGCGGACACGGCCGCCAACTTGTACGGGTCGCCGTCGGTGGTGCTCACCCCGTGGATGGACGGCCAAGACATCTTGTACACCGGGATCGAAGCGGACATGACCCTGCTCGAAACGGTCGAGGATTTCACGACCAGGGTGTTCCTCAAAGAGGACGACGGCACATACGAGGGCGCCACGATCGGTAGCAACCCGTTCCAAGACCAGCTTGGCGCCGACTACGTGTGGAAACGCTACGTCGATGGCAGCTCGACCGTTGTTGCCGGCACGGGCGCGACGGTGGCGTCGCAACAGTTGGGCCGGTTCGATCAGGTCGACCAGAAACTCACGGTCCGGTCGAAGCAGCGGGCGTTGATGGACAAGATCGCGTGCGGTGCCCGTGTGTACGCGTGGCACCCCGACAAGAACATTTATGACGTCACGACCGAGATCTATTTCCGGGGCCGGCTGATCCGGCCGATGACGTTGCGGGTGCAGGCGATCACGATGCCGTTCGAAATGCCGATGGGTGTGTACTTCCGTAAGAACGGGTCGTCGCCCGCGGTGATCGATCTGACCCCGTATGTGGATTGGGAGTCGCCGGGTGCGACCCTGGAGGTCGGGGCCCCGATCCGGTCGTTGGCGTCGGCGGTTCAGTTGCGTGGTGTGCGGGGCCGCACCGAGGGCGGGTTCAAGTCGTGACCATCCACCACCTGGCGTGTGTGGCCGCCTACGGTTGACGGCCGAACACGTGGAGGCGACACCGGGGGGTGTCGCCATGAACATCAAGAACGAGCCAGTCGCCTCCGGCGCGGCTGTTCTCACCGGTCTCGTCGTCGCGACGTTGGCGCTCATCCAGGCGTTCGGGATCGAGGTCACACCCGACCAGTACAAGGCCATCCTCGGCGCGGTCGCCGCGCTGATCGCCGCCGCTGGCTGGTGGGTGCGCCGCCGAGTCGATTCGCCCGCCACAGTGCGCCGCAAGATCGTGCGCGGTCTACGCAAGCCGATCCCGAAAGACGGCGACGACATCGAGGCGATCGTCGACAAGATCAACCGGGCTGACCGCGCCGACCAGATCGCCGGGATGCCGGCCCCGGTCGCCGCTTCCAAGTCGAACTTGAGGAAGCGGTGATCGCCGTCCTGGAGGCGTTGCCGTACGTGCCGGCCCGCGACCAATGGGCCCGGCGGATCAGCGGCCCGCACATCTGGATCGTGCTTCACACGATCGAGATCGGCGAGTCGCCGTCAGCGGCCGAGTCGTGCGCCAACTACTTCCGCAACCCCGGCTCCCGTGTCGCGTCAACACAGTTCGTGTGCGACAACAACTCGACGATCCGGTGCATGGATTGGAACACGCGGGGCGCGTCGGCGGTCGGCGCGAACGACGAGGGCTGGCACATCGAACAGGCGGGGTTTGCTGGCCAGTCGGCGGGCGAGTGGAACGACCGGTACAGCCTCGACATGGTGCGCGGTCAGGTCGCGCCGCTGGTCGCTGCGCTGTGCCGCCGCGACCGGATCCCGGTCCGGTTTGTGCCGGCTGACGGTTTGCGTCGCCGCGAACCGGGGATCACGACGCACGCCGAGTGTTACCGGGCGTTCGGCGGTGATGTGCGCAGCGACCCGGGCGCGAACTATCCGATGCTCCTGCTCCTCGACGAGGTCCGCCAGGCGCTCAACCCGACCCCGCTCAACGAGGAGGAGGACGCCGACATGGTGTTCGTCAAGTTCCCGGACAAGCCGGCGATCTATTCGCTGCAAACGGACCGGTCCGGCCGGTTCTGGTCGTTTGAGCCTGACGGCCGTGACCAGTTGGTGATCGGCGCCAAGGTGCGTTTGCTTGCCGCCGGTGATGATGCACTCGATCTCCTGTGGGAGCGCTACCCGAAGGTGGGCGGCCCTCTCGCGGCGGCCTGACCGTCCGACCTCATCGCACCATGAGGCGGACGGTCACCATGAAAACGGAAACGGTCGCGGGTTGGGCGGTGGTCCTGGTCGGGTTCGGGTTCGTGTCGTGTATGGCGTTCGACGCCTACGACGCGTTGCGGGGCGTTGTGCCGTGGCCGGAGCGGTTGCGCGGGTGGTGGAGGGCGGCGGCGTGAGCACCGCGTTCGACATCAAAACGGAGGCGATCTTTTGCGGTGTGTGTATGCGCCCGATTGAGGCGTGTAACGGCAGGTGGTCGGACTGGATGCATGTCGCGACTCGCACCGAGCGGTGTGAGGGGTCGACGTCGTTCGCTCAACCGGAGACGATGAAGCAGCGCTCGCACAGGTACAACCTCAAGCGGCATAGCACGAACAGTACGTACTTGGCGACGTTGGGGACGACGAACCCGTATAAGAAGGGGACCCCGCAGCGGGACGCGTGGGACGCGGTGCACGGCGGGTCCACGTACCTCCAACCGCTGTCCTCAGTCGGTTAACGCTTGCGGGGCCCGGCCGAACGAACGGATGGGACAGGCGGGAGATTCTCGAACCGGTTCCCGCACTCGGGACAGCGCTCGCTCACCTTTCGACCATTCTTGTCGTTCTGCACTAGGCGAGTGTTGTTGCACCGGCGGCAGTCGCCGATGCGTGACTGCCTAAGTGCATGTCTCATCAAGGCTGTGAACGTGTTGCCGACCTGGCCGGCGAATTTGATGGCGGCGTCAACCGGAATTCGAACCTCGGTCGTCGTGTAGGGCTTGCCCGGTTTGTGATCATGCACGATGCGCATGATCAACTCGTTTGAAGCGCTGTCGTAGTCCACCGAGACGGTGTCAGCGTAGATCGGCTCCGTGTCGTGAGTGTGCTCGGTCATGGTGTCCTCCTCGGTCATGGGCGGTAGAAGAAGAAGTCGTGCGGGTTGGTCATCTGCTCGATGACGATGGGCATTCCCTGCACGAGCGTGCACCCGTTGGCGACGGCGATCGAGCGGATCGTGCGCTGTTCGTCTTCGGTGAAGGCGATGTCGTAGGCGACCGATGAGACGTACACGCGCTCGTCGCCGCAGATGACCTGGCCGCGCACGTGCGCCTTGATGCCGGCGACCTTGATGCGGTTGCGCATGTGGGCGGTGAACTGGCGGAGCGTCATCTCGGCGCCGGTGATGTCGGTGGGGATGTGCGTCGTGCTCATGTCTCCACTATGAACCCTTCCCCGGAGTTTGTCAATACCAACAACGAAAGTTTGTTGCGGGCATTGACAAACGGTCGGAAACGTGAGACGATGTCTGTGTTCGGAGGGTTGCCGGAGCGGCCTAACGGGATCGCCTGAAAAGCGATTGGACTTCACCGAGTCCCGAGGGTTCGAATCCCTCACCCTCCGCACGAAGAAGGCCCCCCAGGTCGCCGGGGGGCCTTCACCAAAACGATTGAACTTCACCGAGGCCCCCAGCATACCAAGGCCCCACCGACGAAGGAGAGGCAATGCCGCGCATGGGTGAACCCATCAACCCGGCCGTCGCCGCCGAACTCGCCAAACTCGCCCGCCGCATCGAACGGCACCGCGCCGCGCTCGACGACCTCGAACAGCAACGCAACCGGCTGATGCGCCGCGAACGCCGCCGCGGTGTCCCCGTACGGGCCATCGGCGCCGCCGCCGGCCTCTCCGGGCCCCGCGTCGCCAGACTCACCGAAACCTAGTCCGGCCGGCGCAAGCCCCGCTCGATCGCGGCGGGCCCATCGCCCTTCCGACCGGGCACCAGGTGGCTGTAGAAGTCGAGAGTCGTGCTCACTTTCGCGTGACCGAGCCGACGCGACACCTCCGTGATCTGCACGCCCTCGGCCAGCATCACGCTCGCCGACAAGTGCCGCAGATCGTGAAGCCGGACGGTAGGCGCAGCGCCCACCGTGTCACGGATACGGGCGAACGCTTTCGACACACGCTCGGGCCGCAACGGCTTCCGGCATGACGGCTCACCGGAGAACACGAACGCCGCCGGGCCGAGCCGCACCGACGCCGCCTCGGCGTTCGCCTCGACGATCACCCGCAACTCCGCCAGCGCCGCCGTCGTCATGGCATCCAACTCGACCCGGCGCGCGGCGTGTGTCTTGGTGTCCTTCTCGATCACCCGGCCGGCCACATCAACAACACCCCGAGAGATCCGCACTTCGCCGCGTTCGACGTCGACGTCGCGCCAGCGCAGCCCGAGCAACTCGCTGCGACGCGCACCGATCCCGGCCGCGACGAGGAACAGGAGCGCCAGCGCGGGGTCCTCCTCGCGTGCCCGGTCGATGATGCGCCACAGATCCTCGACGGCGGGCGGTTCGACCTCAGCCTTGATCTGACGGGGCGGGGTGGCCCGGCCGATCGGGCTGTTCTCGATCCATCCCCAGCGGACCGCCTGGTTGAACGCGCGGCGCAGCACGGCGTGCACCCGCATCACCGACGCTGGGGACAGGCCAGCGCCCTTAGGTTTGGGTTGGCCGAGGCGGCGGTACAGGTCGTCGACGAGGCGGGGGGTGACGTCCCGCATGCGCAGGTGCCCCAGTTCGGGCACGAGTCGCATGTCGATGATGCGGCGGTACTCGCGTGCCGTGGTGGGGGACAGGTCCCGTTCGGCGTGATCGATCCACTCGGCGAGCAGGTGCCGCACCGTGGACTCCGTGTCGGGGGCGCGTGCGTCTGCGGTGATGGCGACGAGCCGGTTCAGCTCGGTTTGCGCGGCACGTTTCTTGCCCCGGAACGTGACCGACCGTTGGCGGAGCTTGCCGGTGACTGGGTCGTTGCCGAGCGAAACCCGTAGTTCCCACACTCCGGGGGTGCGTTCCCGCATGCTTCCCTGCATTTGGCCAACGTAGTCCATGGGATCCGCATGGGATGACACCCCGCTGGGTAGGTCATGGAACCAGCGTCTGACCTGCTAGTACGCCCCCTGGGACTTGAACCCAGAACCTGCGGATTAAGAGAGCGCTGCCTTAACGGAGACACGGTGAGAGCCGATGCCGAAAAGTGCTGTGACCTGCGGTTTCACAACAAGCATCAGCGGATGCCTTGCGGATTCGTGCGCTGTTTCATGGGATAGCTCATGGGATGGCCAAAGTCGGGCGTCAGCAAGGCTCGCGACCTTCGTTAATGCACTCGATGATCTCGCTCGCCCGGCGTCGACCCGACTGGCGCTGCTGCTCGGACCACCACGCGAAGACCACTCCCGCCAGGATCAGGCCAAGCACCACGCCGGCCACCACCTTGATCACTGTCGCGGGGCTCGTGACCAACTCGTGCCCGCAGTACCGGCAACGTTTGGCGTCGGCCTTCACCCACTCGGCACACTGCGGGCACACCTTCATCGGTTCCATCTCGACCTACTTCACGTCGCCGGGAAGCTTGCACTTGAACTCGGCGAACCGGTTGATGCTCTCCACCGCGTCCGCGTACTTCTTCTGCTCGCTGAGCGGTTCGTCCTCCAATGCCTTGGGGCTGTCGAGCTTCGCCTTGTAGGTTCGCCACGCCGGCTTGATCGACGGTGGGGCAGCGTCGAGGCGCTGCTGGATCGCTGCGTTGAGATCGTCGATGGCTTCCTGCGCCTCGTCGAACGAGAGGCCCTTCGGGTTGGTGCGCATCAGCCTCGCGATCGTCGGCGAAGTCTCGTCGTACACTTGGCAGTAGGCCGAGATCTCCTGCGGCGTGTCAGCGAGCGGCTGCGTCGTGTCGCTGGTGGCTGCTGTGGTGCCGCCAGCGCATGCCGTAACGGCCAGTCCCACCAGGGCGATTACGAATCGTCTCATGAGTCCGCTCCTTGTGCCGATACCACCTGCATTGCTGCGAGTGGTGGATGGTCGAACTTGCGTTCGGTTCGTTGTCGTAGGGGATGGATAGGATTCAGTTGTGAAGATCCCGCGTAGGCCGAACCGCTCGACCGAGCCGCGTGGTAGCAGTAGACCCGGGCGGATCGAATGAAGGAGCGTGCGGTGGAGCACGAAATGGAGCGGATGCGTGCGAGGGTGGCCGAGCTGGAACGTGAGCGCGACGCGCTGGTCTCGGCGATCGGCATGTCACACGCTGTCCTGACGACCGCGCTGCGCCGCGTGCCTGTAGGCAGACAGCAAATAGGATCGATCGGCGACATCGAGGTCGACGTCGGCCGCGATCGCTTCTTCGACGGACATGACGGGGACGGCATCGGGGGGCAGGAAGCCAAGCCGTAGCGTGAGCGCCCCTGGCTTCAGCCGCTCTTCGCCGGCCGCCTCAAGCATGTCCGAGAGCGCTCGCTCTATGTTGATCACGCGGATGGGGTCAGAGATGTTCTCACCCTTGATCCACGCGCCGACCTGCGTCGCAGAGTGTGGACGGTCGCCCCGTCCTTCCATCTCAGCGACGCGTGCAGCCAATTCAGCACGTGCGATCCCTGATGATCGCACCTGCCGCTCCAGTGCCGCCCCGAACGCCTCCCGCTGCTCGGGAGTGGTGAGCCGTGCCACGACAAGCAGCTTAAAGGATATCTGAACTGCGAATATAAGTTCACATAAGGGTTGTAACTACACCTGTGTCCAGAAGATTTGCAAGGAGTCCTTGACCACGACAAGGAATCCTGCAATAGTCTCTCCTTATGGGGAGCGCCGACGTCCAGGTCAATACACCGGGCCAGCGCATCCGCCTTCTCCGCAAGGCGAAGGGGATGACGCAGGAGACGCTTGCCCGCCGGGTCTTCGTCACCCAACCCGCCGTCGCTCAGTGGGAGTCCGACACATGGACCCCGACACCGACGACCCAGCAACTGCTAGCCGATGAGTTAGGCACATCGCGCCGCTTCCTGTTTCCAGCGGAGGAAGCGGTATGAGCGAGATCCGCAACCGCTTCCGCAAGGCGGAGCGTCTCGCGTCGTTCCTGCGGGCTCATGGGACCGCTGTCGGTCCGTTGAGCCACGTCGTCGAGAACCTCGGCGACACGGACTGGCGTTGGATCGCGAAGCAGGCCGGCGAGCAGGAACCGTCACCGGCGTGCCGTCAACTCGTCGCCCTGATCCTCGAACACGACGAAGCGCTGGTGTCGTCATCATGACCGGGATCATCGATCACACCGACCCGCACGACGACCCGGACTTCTACGACTTGGCGTACGTGGCGGAGCGTCTCGGGATCTCGCGACGCACGGTCGCCGATCAGGTCAAGGCGGGGACGTTCCCGTTGCCGGTGCTCGTGATCGGTCGCCGCAAGGTCATCGGCCGTGTCGCGTTTGAGCGGGCGATCGCCGGCGAGACCTTCACCCAGGAGCGTGCGTCATGAGGCCGCTCGCTTTTCTGCGGGTCGTGGTCGCGGTCAGCTTGGTTGTGTGGTTGGCGCGTGATGACTGGCCGGCCGTGTTCGGTGTCGTTGTTGTGGCGGTGTGGTTGGTGTGGCTGGTGGTGGAGGTGCGTGACATGCGTGCCGAGGATCGTGCGGCGGATTGCGCCCAGGTGGGCCGCATTGTTTGCCGTCAGTTGTCCGATCAGGCGCCCTACCCCGGGGCAGTCCAAGCCGGCCCTCCCTGCGAGATGGCCTTCACGTGTTCGCGTGCCGGCGCTCACCGTTCGAATCGGTGGGCCGTGCCTGATCGGTCTCATCGCACCAACCCTTAAACAGCGAAGCGGCCGCCCCCGTCCTTGCCGGGAAAGGGCGACCGCTTCACCTCAACAACAGGAGACAGCGTACACATGTCTGCTACCACGTCACCATCCCCTGAGACGTTGCAGCGTCTCGATCAGATCCACGGCCTGTGCCTGCTCGCCGATTTCTTGACGGCGCACCCCGGGGTGCCGGTCCCGAAGTTCGAGACGGTGTGGCTGGAAACGCCGCAGGCGGTCGCCGAGTTCGTCGACGACCTCGACGTGTTGCCGATCGTCGACAAGGGCGCCCGTTGGGTCCAGATGGACCGCACGTTCGGTGGGCTCGCGCTGCGAGCGTGTTGCGACCGGGATCTGGCCGGCGAGTCGACGTTCACGCCGTTCACGATCACCGATGTGTTGCAGCGGGCGATCGACGCCGACGCAGAGCAGGAAGGCGAGGAGCTGTGAGCGCGTGTGGTCATGCGGTGTGCGCGGCGTCCGAGTCGTGTGTGCTCGCGGCGGCGTGTGAGCGGTGTGGCCGCCCGCATCGCCGGGACCTGTCGGGTCCGTTGTGCCATGACTGCCGGCACCGCGGCCACGTGATCCCGTCGAACCCGCATCTGGTGAAGGTGACCGGCCCGACGGCGCAGCAGCGCCGCGAGGATCGGGCGGTGGTCGCGCGGGTGAACGAGATCCGGGATCCGCAGGGCGGCCGGAACATGATTCGTGAGGGTGACGTCGTGTTCGTGTCGCCGTCGCGGCCGGGGCGTCGTGACGGGTTCGAGGCGACGTTCCGGTTCGCGAAAACGGTGAATGGCCGTGTCGAGTACGTCGAGGTGTACGGCGGTCCGCATGGGCGGGCGGGGTTGCGGTCGATTCGCCCGGAGCGCATCAAGCGGCGTTCGCAGGCACGGCGCCGGGCGGTGTCGTGATGGCTACCGGATACACGCACCCCGTCGTGGCCGGCGAGGTCACCGAGCTAGCCGACTTCGTGCTGTCGTGCGCCCGTGCGTTCGGTGCGTGCATCCAGCAGCGCGACGAAGCGCCTAACGCCCCGATCCGGCTCCCTGAACGTTCGACCACATACAACGACCGGGAGATCGACCGGTTGCGTCAGGAATTGGCCGAGGTCGAGGCGTGGTCGCTTGAGGCTGCCGACAGAGCCGAGGCGGCTGAGCGTGGACGGCTCTACCGACAGCGCGAGGAAAGCGCCGACCGGTATGCCCAAGAGAACGCAGCGCTGCAAGCGATGATCGCCAAGGTCGAAGCGTGGAACCCACCAACTGAGGACCACGAGAACCTCAAAGCGTTCATGCTCGAACAGTTGCGCTCCTCACTATGGGAGCTGTCCGACTGGCCTGTTCCCGACCGCGTGCCGGCGGCCCAGTTCAAAGCCGAGCGAATGGAGCGACTGCACCGGAACCTCGCCAACGCCATCAGGCGGCAGCACGAGGAAACGGAACGGATCGAAGGCGCCCGCCAGTGGATCATCGACTTGGCGCACTCGGTAGGCCGTGACGTTGTCGACGGGGCGGTGTCGTGATGGGCGGGTTGCGCATGTTCTACGTGCGGCATGAGGGCCAGCTCATGTGGGTCGAGGCCCGCGACGAAGCCGCTGTGCACGCGGCCGTGAACGACCGGCGCCACGGGTTCGTGTCGCGCAACGCGCCGTGGCCCCAGTTCCTAACTCGTGACGAGTACCTGGCGGCCGGTGGCCGCCTACCGGAACGGAGAACGACATGAGCCTCGCCGACCTGCACCATGACCTCGACGCCGACCTGGCCGGCAGCGAACCGGACTACAACAGCGAACCGCTCGCACCGGAACACACCGACGGTGTCGACCGGATGCTGCGGCATCTGCGCCGCCTGCGCCGCGAACTCGACAACGTGCACGAGGTGGCCGCCGCCGAACGGCAACGCATCGACGAATGGGTCGAACGTCACGAGGCCCGCATCCAAGGCCAGATCGACTGGTTTGAACGGTCGCTCGCGGCGTGGCACGCCGGCCTGTTGGAACGTTCACCGAAAGAGAAGACGGTGAGCTTCCCGAACGGGACGTTGAAGGCGCGGGCGCAGCAGCCCGAGTGGGTGTTCGACGAGCCGACGTTCATGGAGTGGGCGGAAGTGAACGCGCCGGAGTTTGTGCGCGTGAAACCGCCGCCGCCGCCGGAGATCGACAAGACCGCCGCGAAGAAGTTCCTCAAGCCCGTTGACGGTGAGGTGGTTACGCCGCTCGGCGAGGTCGCGGCGGGTGTCGAGGTCCGTGACCGCCCACCCAAGTTCACGGTGGAGGTGACGCCATGACCGTCACCGTCCACGAGATCACGTGCCCGACATGCAACGCCCCGGCGGTGGAGCACATCGAAGCGGGCCGCGACACCGTCGGCGAATGGGTCGTCGACACGTACATCGAGTGCCGGTGGTGCAACCCGGACGAGTTCATGGACATCACCGACCGCGACGCGCTCGACCGAGCCCGCGCCCGCAACGACCTAGAGGGGATCGAACGATGAGCAACAACCCATTCAAGAAGGCCACCAAGCATCAGCTCCGTGCCCGTCTCGGCCTCACCGGACCGGCCGGCGCAGGCAAGACCTACACCGCGTTGCAATGGGCCACCGTCCTCGCCGACGGCGCACCCATCGCTGTCATCGACACCGAACGCGGATCGGCCCGCATCTACTCGGACCGGTTCGACTTCGACGTGATGGAGATCGCGCCGCCGTACAACCCTGATCGTGCGTCTGAGGCCATCGTCGCCGCGGAGGAGAACGGCTACGCCGTTGTTGTCGTCGACTCGCTCACGCACTTCTGGCAGGGTGAGGGCGGCACGCTCGACATCAAGGACAACGCCGCGAAGCGGCTGGGCGGCAACGACTACGCCGGATGGTCCGCGGCGACCCCCGTGCTGCGCCATCTGATCGACACGATGCTCGGCTCGCCGTTGCATTTGGTCGCGACGATGCGCTCGAAGATGGAGTACGTCCAGGAGAAGGACTCGCGCGGCAAAACGACAGTGCGGGCGGTGGGCATGGCGCCCGTGATGCGTGAGGGCGTGGCCTACGAGTTCACACTCGTCGGTGATCTCGACCTTGAGCACCGGCTCGTTGTTGCGAAGTCGCGGTGCGATGAACTCGCTGACGCTGTGCTTCTGCCGGGCCGCTCGAAGGAAGCGGCCGAGATGTTCAAGTCGTGGCTGGAGGACGGCGACGCTTTCGTCCCGCCACCGCGGCCGGTGCCGGCCGACCCTGATGTCGTCAACGGCAGGATCGGGGTTGGCAAGGCGAAGGGCCGGCTGCTCGCCGCGTTCGATGGGGACCGGAACGCCGCGTCGTCGTGTTGGAACACCGAGTTCGGTGACACTACGGGTGACACCGTTGACGCCGAGTTCCTGTCAGCGTTGTTGGCGCGGATCACTGAGGACTCCCCTCCCGATGGGGGGAGTGGTCAACCGTCGGACCCTGAGCCGCAAGGCCAGGCACCGCACGCTGACCCACTTGGGGCGGAGGGAGGTGAACCCTTCGATGATGTCGCCGCGGCCTCGTCAACTGGCGGTGACGCCCTCGATTCGGGGGGTGAGCCTCCCGTCGCTCCGACCGGTCCGAAGATCACGGCACCGCAGTTGAAGATGCTGCATGCGTTGATCGGTGAGGCGGGGGTCGCCGAGGTGGACCGGCACGCCTACCTGTCGCGGCATCTTGGCCGCGAGATCACGACTGCGAATGACGTCACGAAGGATGAGGCGTCGCGCCTGTTGGATCGTTGGAAGGACGGCGCCCCGAGGATGGAAGGCGCGGCGGCGTGAGCGATGTGTGCACGGCTCTCAAGTTTCAGGCGGCGGCGCGGACGATCGGTGTCCGGGCCCGCGAGTTGGGGCTCACGGTGCCGGCGTTCTATGGCCGGCCGTTCTGGACGGTCGACAACACGGCGCCCGAGGTGACGGTGTCGATGTCGGGTCGCACGACGGTGTCGTTCCCGAAGGATGGGCGCACGGTCCGTCAGGTCGTCGAGGACATGGCGACCGGTGTGTGCCTGGTCAACCACGGTTTGGACGGGCCCCGGGGGCGCCTGGTGCGTGCCCAGCTGATCGAGGCGTGTGTCCTGGCCCGCATCATCGACCGGGCGGAGGTGGCGTGATGGCGCTTCCCGCCGACGTTCGCGACCTCGGCAACGGATGGATCGAGGTACCTCGGCGCTTCCGCCTGTGGTCGGCGGTGCCCGTCGAGGAAAGGCTGAGTGAGGACGACGTCAAGAGGCGCAACGCCAGACTCGCAGACTGGGTCACCGATCGCGACATCGAGCTGCTGCGCAACCCTGGCTGCGTAGTCGCCATCCAGTTCCAAGGCCGGGCGCTGTGGCGCCCCTGCGGCAACCCGGCCAGTGGTCCACTCTGCGCCGCTCACTCGCCCAACGAGCCGGGGTCGAAGGCTGCACGCAAATCCTACCGACAGCTCAAGGCCGAGAACGAGGCGATGGCTGCTCGCCTTCGCAACTTAGAGCGCATCGCGTCCGAGCAGGTCGACGCATGATCGCCCAGTCGTCGCTGTTCGATGTCGAGCCCGCGGTGCGCGAGCTTGACCCGCAGACCTCGCACGACGCCGCGCGTGCGCCGGGCCTGAACCGTCAGCGCCGCGACGTGCTCGCCACCCTCGTCCGGTTCGGTCCCGCGACCGCGTACGAAATCGCGATCACGTTGCAACCGATCCAACAGAACGTAGTCGCCCGTCGCCTCGATGACCTGCGCGACCTCGGGTTCGCCGAACCGACCGAGCAGACCCGACCCGGATCGAGCACCAGACACCTGCGGGTGTGGCGAGCGACAACCCAAGGACAGGAGGCCATCGCATGAGCATGGACGACCTGCAAGCCGCGGTCGGGCTCTGGCACCGGGGCGCGTTCCCGCATGAGCACCCGCTCGAACTGGCGCTGTGCTCCGCCGAGGAACTGGGAGAGTTGGCCGAAGCGCTGGACGACGCCGCGGCAGCGAAGGAACTGACCCGCAAGGTCACGAGCCTGACGCGGGCGTTCCTCAAGGAATCGCACGGGGCGAACGACCGCCGCGCCGACGTGGACTGGTCCGCCAAGGTTTACGACGAGATCGGGGACGTGCTGATCGTGCTCGCCGCGGTCGCTGACCGGCGCGGCTGGTCGCTGGAGCAGTGCCTACGGGCACGGCTGACGTTCGTTTCCGAGCGGTTCCCGGCGCAGATCCGCAAGGTCAACCCGCACGGCGAATGCTTCGAGGCGTCCGACTGCCGGATGCGCGGCGAGTGCCTTGCCGCTGAGGCGTGCCTGCTCGCCGGGGACGATCCGTCATGACTCCCAGTGTCGCGATCGTGTCCGCGGTCGGGTCCGTGTTCGTCATCGCGGGGATGCTCGCCGCCGGCCTGTGGTGGCTCAACCGGAAGGATGACGCATGAGCGCGGTTCGACTCATCCGCTGCGATTGGCCCGCTTGTGATGCATCCGTTCAAGGGGCAACGATCAGCGAAGCACGACGTACCGGTAGCGACTTGGGTTGGGTCGTCGGCGGCGACTGTGTTCTGCGACACTCGACCGGTTCTCCATGAAGGTCGCTCCGCCCACGAGTTGGGATGGCTGTTGGGACTGGATGGGCTCGACCAGCAAGGGCTACGGCCACTTCTGGATCGACGCTGAGGTCTTCGAGCTCGCGCACCGGTTCTCATACGCACTCGCCTCCGACATCCCTGACGGGTTCGAGTTGGATCACCTGTGCCGAAACACCCGGTGTGTCAACCCAACCCATCTAGAGCCCGTGACGCCAGCGGAGAACCGCAGCCGGGAGATGGCCGCTCGCGAGCCCCGGTCCGAATGTCATCGCGGGCACCGGTATGACGCCGCGAACACGATCATCAACAACCGCGGATACCGCGAGTGCCGCGAGTGCATCAGGCTCCGCCGAAGCAAGAAGGCCGCATGAGCGACATGACCGAAGCGGAACTGATGACCGCCGTGGTCGACCTCGCGCGGATGCTCGGTTACCGGACGATGCACGTGCGCCGCTCGATCGGCAAAGGCCGGCGCTGGCAGACCACAACCTCGGTCGTTGGTTGGCCCGACCTTGTGCTGTGGACCCCGGGCCGGTTCATCGCCGCCGAGTTGAAATCCGCGACCGGGGCACTGGCCGCCGAACAGGTCGACGTGCTCGCATCGCTGCACGACGCCGGGGTCGAGACGTACGTGTGGCGGCCCGACGACCTGCAAACCATCGCCACGATCCTGCGACGAAAGGCGGCAGCGTGAGCAAGATCCGACCGACCGTGGAAGAAGACGACGTGGACGCCTGGTACTGCGAATGGTGCGACGAGTACGGCCCCGGCCACGAGATGCCCGAATGGGAACGCCGCGGCCACTGCCCGAACTGCAACGCGATCGTCGACGTGTTCGTGACCGCGACGCTCGCAGAGGCGGTGACGACATGACCCGCGACCGGTTCACTCCCCGCGTCGACGTCGACCTAACCGGCATCGTCGCCGAACACCTGGCCGACTGGACCCCGCCCCAATGGGACGACCCCCACGACGCCCAACAAACCGCCGACGAACTCAACCGCATGCTCGACATCACCGACACCGACGACGCCTACACCGCCGCCACCATCATCGACTGGCGCCGAGAGTTCGCACCCGCCGACGACAACGAAGCACGACGACGCGCCGCCGGCTCAATCCTGTTCGACGTCCGCGACGTCGTGAACCTGCCTGGCCCACGGTCCATCTACCGGAGCCGCTGGCTACACCGGCTGGCGTCGCTGCTGTACGTGGCCGGCATCACCCGCACCGGCGGCAGCGCGCGGACCGGTGGCCACGACCCGGTCGGCGGCTGGATCTACGACCTTCCACAGTGGCGTGACGTCCTACCCCGCCGCGGTCAGATGCGGCCCTACATGCTCGGCAAACCGAGCGAATGGTGGGACTGCCAGCGCACCCAAGGGCTCAGCCTGCGTCGGCATCGGCCCGGGCCGTTCGTGTGGGGCATCTGCGGGACGTGTCACCCGTGGCCGTGCTGCGGCGCGATCGGGCTGACCCACACGAGGGAATGCTCCGATGCCTGAACGGATTCAACGCAAACGCGTGAAGGGGTGGCGTCTACCGGAGGGCGCGAAGATCGTTGACCGGTCGTCGCGGTGGGGGAACCCGTTCGCCGTACGTAAAGCCGACGGCTACATGGTCGCCCGATACGAGGTGTACCTACACCGACCGCTCGGAGGCTTCGACCGCGGCCTCGTCATCGGCATCCTGCCTACACGCGAAGAAGCACACACCGACGCCGTGAGGCACTACCGCGACTGGTTCCCGTCGTCGGGACTCGCCGAGCAACTGGACCTGCTCCGCGGCCACGACCTCGCGTGCCCCTGCCCCGCCGACCTCCCCTGCCATGCCGACTTCTTGCTGATCGAGGCGAACCGATGAGCACGGCACGCGACGAGTGCTCGTTCGTGTGGGCGCACCCCGGCTACCAGTTCGGCGCGATCTGCGTCTACCCGACCCGCATCCCCGTCGACTCCGTCGCGGGCTGCGTGTGGGCCGGCGACTCGGTCAACGCGACCGCCGACGGCTACGACATCGGCCGCGCCGACGTGCTCCTCGCCTGCTGGTTCGTCGCCATGTACCCGCAGACACGGTGGCAACAGCGCGCGTCGAAGAAGGCGTGGCGCCAATGGGCCGAAGACAACCACCAGACCCTCGCACAATGGGACGGCGCACGCACCGAGGACACACCCGACCCGCCCGACGAGAGGGACGTCCGATGAGCCTTGTCGCGATCCCACCGGACCTCTGTCCCCGCTGCGGCCACTTCACCCGTGAGGTGATCGTCGAAGAGCCCGCGTTGTTGCGGCACGGCGGCTACGGCGCCACCCGCCAAACCGTCACCGTTGTGTGCGACACCGACGGCTGCGGCTGGACCCACACACCCCGAAGCGGAGAAATCGCACCATGACCCCCTACTACCAAGACGACACAGTCACGATCTACCACGCCAGCGTGATGGACCCATGGCCCGTCGCCGAAAACTCCGTCGCGTGCGCCGTGTTCTCGCCGCCCTACAACGTCGGCATCGAATACGACAACCACGACGACGTGATGCCGTGGGAAGAGTACGAACGCTTCGCCGACCGTGTCAGCGACCGGCTCAGCCGAGCCGTGATGCACGGCGGCCGGGTGTGGTGCAACGTCATGCCGAACGCCCCCGACCTCCACGAGGACCACGGGCCACGCGTCAACCTCGCCGCACTGTGGGGCTCCGCGCTCGCCGGCGCGGACTTCTCGTACCGAGACACCGTCGTGTGGTGGCAGCACCGCCAGGACGCTGGCTGCGCGTGGGGGTCATGGGAGTCGCCCTCGGGACCGAACCAGCGCGGCGAGTGGGAAGCGATCCTCGTCTACTACGACGGCGAATGGACCCGCGTGGCGCCGCCCGGGATGGAGTCGTGGCGCGACAGCATCGGCGGCTGGCAGCACCTCTGCGTGAACGTGTGGAAGTTGCCGACCGAGCGCCGAAACGGGCATCCCGCGCCTTACCCGGTCGAGCTGGCGAGGCGCTGCATCCGCTTGTCGACGTGGCCAGGCGAGACGGTGATCGACCCGTTCATGGGTTCGGGCACGACGTTGCTCGCGGCTCGCTCGCTCGGCCGCAAGGCGATCGGCATCGACGTCTCGGAGCGGTACTGCGAGCAGGCCGCGCGCCGCCTCAGCCAAACCGCACTCGACTTCGGCGGGGCCGCATGAACCCGAACGAGATCGCCCGCGCCGGCCAGCCAACGGCGTGCGACGAAACCCCTGCCGGGGGAGCACCGATACCGGGACGGCCCGCGTGTACGGCGGGCAGAAACGGTGAACCTCCCCCGGCCGGGGACCCCTGTACATGGACCCCCATCGCCGACAACGACTGGCGATGCCAACACGGAGTCCACCGGCGCCGACCACCAACAAAGGAGCAGACGTGACCCAACCCGAACGCCTCTACGGGCTCCCACACTCCGAAGTGCTCCACACCGACATTGCCACCGTGTGGGAATCCGACATCGAACCCTACGGCGACCCACGCCCGACGTGGACGATCGAAGAATGGACCGTGCGCAGCGCCATCGACGAAGTCCCCTCCGCGTACACCATCGTCGACCGGATCGACGAAACCATCTGCGACGACGGCGAATTCAGCGAAGACCCGTTCCAAGACCACCGGCTGACCGAACACGCCGACGTCATCGAAGCAGCCGAAACGCTGCGCCAACTGGTCGCCGCGAAGATCACATGGTTCACCGCCGACAAGAAGATCGCTGAGCACACGATCACGTTCGACGCCGACGGTGAACCCCAGCTGAACGGTGAACCCATGTACCGACCGGTGGCCACGCAATGACGATCACCGGATGGGAGGACCGCGCCGCCTGCCGCACACTCCCCGAAAACATGACCACCGCGGCCCGCACCGAATGGTGGAACCCCGGCGCCACCTCCAACACCAACTGGGAACCACGCCGCGCCATCTGCCGGACCTGCCCAGTAGCCGCCGTGTGCCTCGCAGACGCCCTCAACACCGAATGGTCCATGGACCTCGACCGCGGCCGCTACGGCATGCGAGGCGGCCACACACCCACCGAACGCATCCAGCTCGCCCAACGACACCGTGGCGCCGCCTAATGGGCATCACCGTCAGCACCAGCATGCGACCCGACCAATACCAGCAAGTCGCCCGCTGCGCCGAAACCGAAGGACTCACCGTCAGCGGCCTCGCCCGCAAAGCCATCACCGAATACGTCGAACGGTGGCGGTGGGCCACCAACGAAACCGACAAGGCAGGCACCGACACGACCTGACCGAACCAGGCCCGACAAGGGGAACGGGCCGCCCTGTGGAGGGGGCACAACATGGAGCACAACAAAAAGGAAAAACCCGAAATTGTTCCGCGACGGTATGGCCGCAAGGCCTCATAGTGCCGAAGGTGAACGAACACGAACACGAACCAACGTCGTCGGCGTTGCCCAAGGTCGAGCCGCTGCTCACCGAGCAAGAAGCGGCCGCCGTGCTCGGCACCACCATCCACCACCTGCGCCGGCTCCGCCAAGACGGCATGCCGTTCATCAGGGTCGGCCGGTTCATCCGCTTCCGGCGAATCGACCTTGAACGATGGATCGAAAACCAGCGCGTCGAAGGCGGCGTTTCCTGATGGCCCGGTCGCACGGCAAGCTGCTCGCGTCGATCTGGTCCGACCCCGACTTCCTCGCACTCGACACCGACGCCCAATGGGTCTACATGATGCTGCTCTCACAACCGAAACTCGCTCTCACCGGTGTGCTCGACTACATGCCGGCGCGGTGGTCACGCAACACCTCCGACATGACCGCTGAGCGCATCGAGAACGCCGTCGGCACGCTTGAAGCGGCGCGGTTCGTGCTCGTCGACCGCGACACCGACGAGTTGTTGATCCGCACACTGGTCCGTCACGACATCTCGCTGAGCCGATTGAACAGCAACCTCATCAAGGGCCTCTGGTCGGCGTGGAAAGCGATCGCCTCGGAGGTACTCAAGGGTGAGGTAGTGCGGCAAGTACCCGACGCGATCTGGTGCCATGTGACTGCGACTCCACCGGCAGACGCGGTGCCGTTCCGATCAGCGATTGCAACTAGCGGTTCGAACTACCGGTTCCAACCGGACGACGACCCAAGCGGCTCTCCCATTCAAACAGAGGACACCGCCACCGAACCCCACCCGCCGCCCGAAAAAGCGCAGGTCACCACCATTGAAACCGCTAGTTCCGATCAGCGGTCCGAACCGCTAAACGGAACCGTTAACCCGAACCCCCTATCACCTATCACCACTCACCTATCACCTGTCAGTGGTCACCTATCACCCATCACCGGTCCGGCACGAACACCAACCGGCAGCCTCCCGAAATACGGCTTCGAATGGTTCTGGAGCGAATACCCCCGACACGCCAAGAAACCCGACGCCGAAAAAGCCTGGCGCTCCGTCACAGGCAACGGCGCCGCCGACATCGACATCGTCAACGGCGTCCGCCGATGGGTCACATTCTGGCAAGCCAGCGACACCGAGGAACAGTTCATCCCGCACCCCGCAACGTTCCTACGCAACCGCCAATTCGCCGACCAACCACCCCGCCCTCCACGCACCACCAGCGACCGCAAACGCGACGAAGCGGTCGACGTCATCACTTCGTTCATCAGCGAGGACGAAGGAGCGACCGCATGAACCGCGCCGAAACCGCCACCTGCTACACGCTCGCATGCAAAGCCTACGGCGCACCCATCGACGAACTCGAACTCCGATCCTGGCACGAACTACTCCACGACCTCGACGGATCCATGGCACTAGAAGCCACCCGCCGGCTATGCCTCCGCGACGCCAAGTTCAAACCCAACCCCGGTGAGATCAAAACCGAAGTCGAGCGCATAGACGGCGCCACCCCGCCACCGATGAACGCCGCCATCGGGTTCTACCTCGCTGGCGAATGGGACGAACACCCACTCATCCGCACCGCAGCCGAGAAGGTCTACTGGGACCGCAACAACGAGCCCGAAAAGGCCCGCCACGACTTCCGCAACCACTACGCCGCGGCACTCGACCAACACGAAAACGGCCACACACCCCGCCGTCCAGCCATCGGTGAATCCACACCGCAACCCCTCGCGCTAGGAGCGGTCATGGACGAACTCGCGGGCAGCGAACGCCCGTCGCCGCCCGTAACCGAGTCACTTGCCAACATGCGCAAGGCACTGCGGGACCCGCTCGGCGCCCGCACACCCACCGAAGTACGCACCCACCTCAACGCCATCCGAGATGGGGAAAACCTCGCGGACCTCATGGACGACGCAACCGAGGTTGCACCCCGTGGATGAGACACGCCAATGCACCGCCACATCGAAACAATCCGGCGAACGCTGCAAACGCGCCGCGATCGTCGGCGGGACCGTCTGCAAGATGCACGGCGCCGGCTCACCGAAGACATGCCCGACAACGCCGTGTTCACCGACAACGAAGACAGCATGCTCCGACCCGAAGTCACCCGCATCCAATACGCCGCCGACGGCAGCCAACCACAAGAACCGAGAGACGCGGCATGATGTCACGTGACCGTGACGCTTCGGAGGCAACCACGGTTGCTGACGCTTCGGAGCGTGCATGATGGCCGCGCCGTACGACTGCCCGTCCTGCGGTCAGGTGCACCCGAAGGGATGCCATGGCCACGTCGACGAGTGCATCGCCTGCGAGTGGCGGGGGAACAACCACCCGACGAGGCCGTGCGTGAAGTGCGGCGGTGAGGTGCGACAGCGGCCGTGTCGTCGTCCGCCGCGCAAGGGCGGCACGTTGTGCTCGGGTGGCGGCGCGAACAACCGCACCGGGCACGGTGGGTCGCCAGCCGTGGAGGCGAAAGCGGCGAGGAACGTGGAGCGTCAGCGGGCGTTGGGTGAGGTCGGCCGGTTGATGGCGGAAGTGCGGGCCGAGGTGGGTGACGTGTTGGAGTTGGACGGGATGGAGCAGGCGTTGTTGACGTCGGGTGTGATGATGCGCGTGTATCGGAGTCGGGTCGAGTTGCTGGACCTGGAACCGGCGGTCGACGAGGTCGTGGTGGGTGAGTCGCGGTCGGGTGAGCCGATCACGCGGTTGGTGGCACGGAACGCTGCGTTGTTCGGGCCGAACCATTTGGGTGACGCGGCGCCTCACGTCCTGGTGGACGAGTTGCACCGGTGGACGCGGCTGCACGGCGAGTTGTGCAAGAACGCGGTGACGTTGGGGATCGAGCAGCGGCAGGTGGAGTTGCGGGAGAACGAGGCGCGGACGGTGGCGCGGGTGTTGGAGGTGGCTGCGGCGGGGATGGTGGCCGCGGTGATTGAGGCGGGCCTGGACAGGGTGGCGGCGGAGGTGGTGTTGCGGGACAGGTGGCCGGGGATCGCCCGCCGGGCGATTGAAGCGGCTGTGGGCCGGGAGGAGACAACGTGAACAGGTTCAAGATCGGTGATGTGGTGCGGCGAGAGGGCGTGCCTGATGCGCGGGTGCTCGGTATCGAAGACGACCGGCTGATTCTCGGGGCGACGGGCGCTCCGCTGCTGACGTGGTCCGCTCCTGCTTCCCGCTTCCGTCTGGTCTCCCGTTCTCAGTGGATAGACCCGGAAGAGTGGGGGCCGTTCTCTCCGCCGCGGATGAAGACGGTCCCGAGCGAATCGTGGAACCTCAACACCGCTGAGGTCTACCTCGTCGCGCAGTTCCTGACGTGGCTTGCGCTCACTCCTGTTACCGGGTACCGGGGACCGAAGTGGAAAGGGCCGCAGCGAACAGTCACGGTGACGCTGCCGTTGGACGTTGCCGAGGCGATGACACGCGACGACGTTCGCCGCTCGCTCACTGCGAAGGATTTCTACTTCGATCGTGTACGGGCTGCCTGCCGTGAAGCACTGGAGGCCCGATGATCCACGGGTGCTGTTTCGCTGAGGACGACGAGGACTGGACCCACGTCCAATGCACGTGCGGCTGGTCAGCGGGACCGTTCCCCGGCCAGGAAGACGCCGCCGACGCGTTCGGTGACCACATGTACAACGCGGGGTTCAAAGCCGCGGCCGACCGGGCGCGTGAAGCACTGGAGCAGACCCCGTGAGGATCGGCTCGCTGTTCTCAGGAATCGGCGGCCTTGAACTCGGCCTGGAACGCGCCGGAGTTGGGGAGACCGTCTGGCAGGTCGAACGAGACGAGTTCTGCCAGAAGGTGCTCGCGAAGCACTGGCCGAACGCCGTGCGGTACGAGGACGTCACCGAAGTCGACTGGAGCTCGGTCGAGCCCGTGGAGGTGCTTTGTGGAGGGTTCCCCTGTCAGGACATCAGCTTCGCCGGACGAGGCGCCGGTTTGGAGGGGGGTCGCTCCGGCCTTTGGTGGGAGTACCTGCGAGCGATTCGCTCACTTCGACCCCGCTTCGTCGTCGTGGAGAACGTTCCAGCTCTCCTTCACCGAGGAATGGGGGCCGTTGTCGGGTCCCTGGCCGCGTGCGGGTATGACGCGGAGTGGGATTGCCTACCAGCGGCAAGCGTCGGTGCCCCTCACCGCCGTGATCGGCTGTTCATTCTTGCCTACGCCAACGGCGACGGACACGGGCGGGTACAACCAGTCAGCCAGCGCGGGCGCGGCGGTTCGGCCTGGTCTGCGGATGATGGCGAGAACCGGGCAGTGGGCGACCCCGACCGCCTGGTTGGGGCAGCGTCCAGCGCACGCGAAGGGCAAGGCCGAGCGATGGACGGACCCCGAACGGTCCAACGAGCTCAGCGATCAGATGGCGACGCTTGGCGAGGTTGGGAGTCTGAACCCGACGTGGGTCGAGTGGTTGATGGGGTTCTCACCGACTTGGACCTTGATCGACTGCGAGCCCTCGGAAACGCCGTAGTCCCCCAGGTCGCTGAGCTCGTTGGCCGTCGTGTGCTCGAACTGGGGGCTTCATGACTGGTCTAGGGGACGAGCGGATAGCGGACCTCGAAGCGAAAACCGCGGCCGCGACACCGGGACCGTGGGTCACGGAGTGGCTGGGCGACGAGGAGCAATACGGCTGGTCCGTCAACGGTCACGACCAGTGGGGCAACCCAGTAGAGGTCGCGATCAGCGAGGAGTACAACGAGGGCCACGACGCCGCATTCATCGCGGCTGCGAACCCTGAGACGGTTCGGGCGTTGCTGGAAGAACGCCGACGCCTCAAGGTGTTCGAGGACCGTGCCGCCGCCCTGGTGAACATCGCATGGCGAGCGAAGACGCTGGTTGACCGCATCCACGAGTCCGGCGGCTGGTGCACGGGACCGGAACATGACCTCAAGAACGCTGTTGACGCGTGGGACGTGGGCGAGTTGGACGACGACCCCGCCGCGTTGCTGGAAGAACGCCGGCAACTACGCGACGAGAACGAGCGGTGGCGAGCGTTGGCGGTGCAGCACGAACGCCACGACCCCGAGCGTCCAGCCGGCGATGACTACTGCGAGCACTGCCATCACGACTGGCCCTGCGATGTCGCCCTGTTGCGTGACGTGCTCTCTACCAAGGAGGCCCCGAATGGGTGACTCGGCCGGCACTGGATCACCAACATGGTTCATGTGCGCTGTCGAGCGCCGCGAGCCCAAGAACCGGCGCAAGCATTCTGTACGGCTGACTGGCCGGACGAAACCGTACCGACCTTCGGCAGGTAGCGCACTGGGCCTCCGCTCCACGCTCACCTCACGAGAGTACGAGTGCTCGTGTGGTCACGTTGGATGGTCGAACCACAGCGACCTAGCCAGAGCAGCTACCGAGGAGGCCCCGATCGATGGGTAACGAAGGCGAAGCGATCCGAGCACGGATGCGGGAGGTGCACTGCGGTTCGTCGTGCATCCACCACGCTGACAACGTGCGATGCGCGGACAAGGCCGCGGACGTGGCTCTCGCTCTACTCCGCGAACGAGACGAGCAGCACCGGGTTGCGCTGTTTGATCAGGTGATCGACCGTCAGGACGCCGACGTGGCAGCGTCCGCCGCCCGGAACGAGCGTGACGCCGCCCGCGCCGAGCTTGCCTCTCTACGCCAGCAGGTCGCGGTCCTGGGCGCCGACATCATCGCCCTTGGCCGTGACTGGAGGGCAGGCCGGGTGGCGAACATCGGGCCGCGCATCACCGCGCTGCACCTACGCGCCGCCGCCCTTTCCGAGCCCGTACCAGAGGGGGAGAGCGAATGAAGCCAGAGGCGTGCGAAGCGTTCCGTTGGGTCGGTCAACCCATGAACCACTGCGATGACTGCGGTCATCCGGCGTGGGAGCACCAGTACGACCGTGCGCTACCCGAGAACGCAGGACCGTTCGGTGAGGAGTGGGAGTGCCGTCCCTGGCCACCGGACCTGATCGCTCAATGGCGGGCGCAGGGTTTGGTGGGGATCGATCGAGCCGGCTGGTTGCTGTCCTTGGAAGCCAAGCCGTGGATTGGGGAGACATGAGTCCTGAAGAAGCCCTAGACGCAGCGTTCCTTCGTTGCCTCACCGACGCCGTTCCCGACCATGAGACCGGGGCCACATTGCTCACCGCCATCAAGGACGCCGGATGGTCAGTAGTCAAGGTGGCCGAGGTCAACCGCGTCGAGTCCGACGTGGCGGGCCAGTACATCAACGTCCCCGAAGGCATCGAGGACGGCACCCCGGTCTACGTCATCACGGATGGCTCTGTCGTCCCCACCCCCGAGAAGCTATGAGCGGACTTGCGATATGCGCCGGTTGCGGCTGCGACTGGTTCACCTTCGTCGGCCGACGTGAGAACGCCGGCTACCCCGATGATGCGGTCCAACTGGACGAACAGGGACACGTCGTCGCGTACGCGGGCCTCCCCGTGTGCGCTCGCTGCGGTCAACAATGGATTGGCGAAGCCTGGACACCAAAGCGCTTCAGGCCGAGTCTCGTTCCCGCCACGCCCGTCCCTGACTCAGAGGGAGCAGAGAAGCCGTGAGCGCCGAACGCGAAACCGCCCCGCCCCAGTCCCGAAGGACGGTGGTAGCGGGGCGGGGCGAAGCTCCCCTAGCGGGAAGCGACCTGGAGATGATCGAGGTCGTAGCGTTTGCGCCAGATCCCGTCATCGTCCTTGAAGGCCCCGACGAGCACGGCCCGGAAACCGTCGCCACCTTCGGTGGGTTCCTCGTAGGCGACCTGGCCGAGCGTGAACACGTTCTCGGAGCCGTCGTACTGATGGAAGACGTCGACTTCGATGACGACCTCCTCGTCATCCTCAAGGGGGAGACTTTCGAGGGCTCGACGCAACTCTGCGTAGGTCATGGGCTTCCTTCTTTCGCTAGGGGTCCGGCTACCACACCGGGACAGGTCGATTATCGCACGGCTGTCAAGATCGGGGAGGCCCCATGACCGAGTACGACAGACTCAAAGCCGCAGCGGAGAGGCTTCGCGACGAAATCGCGAAGCCAGACAGTCTTTCTGACAGGTCAAACGAGATGGAGGCCCGCTGGGACTACTCCGCCGCGGCTGATCCCTCCACCATTCTCAGCCTGCTCTCAGACCTAGAAGAAGCGAAACGGGAGAACGAGAACCTCCGCGAGTTGGGCGAGTCGATGGCCGTCAACGGCAAGTTCGATCCGCACTCGTCCGGCTATCGCTTCGACGTCAACCCCTTCGGCTGCTACGTCACAGAGGACATGCGCGATCTGCTCATCGCGTTGGGCGCCCCCTTACCCGAGGGAGACAAGTAGATGACCGGCCGCGCCCACGACCCATGAGCCGCCGCCCCGACCTATGGGAGCTGGTCGCCAACCAAATCGACCCACCCACCCGCGACATCGAACCGTGGCGCGACAACCCCGCCAGCCTCGCCGCCCACCTCACCCGCAACGAACCACCCAACATGCGGTTCGTCATCTACCGGCACACCCAACTGATCGCCGACAAACTCGTCGCCGCCGTCTGCGGCGGCCACAACCGCATCATCATCAACGTCGCCGGAAGGCGCGGCAAAACCCTCGTCGTGCTGTGGTTCCTCGTGTGGCTGCTGGACCGCAACCCCGGCGCCCGCTCCATCTACACGACATACGGCATCGAGTTGGCGCGGGAGGGCGGCATCTTCGTGCGCGACAAGCTCCGCAACTACAGCGACCAACTGTCATGCCAACTCACCGCCGACCGCCAAACCCAGAACAGGTTCACCACCGAACAAGGCGGCGGACTGCTCGCCGCGCAGATCGGCGCCGGCATCACCGGCTTCGGGGCCGGCGACGGCGGCGCGTTGTTGATCGACGACCCGATGAAAAACTGGCAGGAAGCGCACTCGGCGAACGCCCGCGACAACGTGTTCAACCAGTACCTCGGCACGCTCCGCAACCGGCTCGACTCCGAAGACACCCCGATCGTCGTTTTGCACACCCGCTGGCACGAGGACGACCTGACCGGCCGCCTGTTGGACCGCATGGCGAACAACAGCGGCGAACAGTGGGAACTGGTGAAGATCCCGGCGTTGGCGACCCCCGACCCTGACGGGGTGATGCGCGACCCGTTGGGCCGCGCCGAAGGCGAATCGGACTGGCCCGAGCGGTTCCCCGTCGCGGACATCCGGCAGCGGCACCTCGGCATGTCGTCGTATCTCGTCTCCGCGTTGGAGCAGCAGGACCCGTCCCCGGAGGAAGGCACCGAGATCCTGCGGGCCTGGTTCCGGCTCGACGAAGACCCACCCGACAGTTACGACGAGGCGATCACGTCATGGGACCTGAAGTTGAAGGACCGGGAGGCCGGCGACTACGTGGTCGGTCAGGTGTGGTGGCGGTGCGGGTCGACGTTCTGGTTGATCGACCAGATCCGCGGCCGGTACGACCACGCCACCACCGCGAACGCGATCGCTTTGTTGTCGGTGCGTCACCCGGACGTGATGCAACATGTGGTGGAGGCGGCCGGGTCGCATGATGACGTGTTGCCGGTGCTCGGCAAGGCGCTGCCGGATTACGTGATCGATGATGACATGGCGGCTCGCCTGTCGATGACCGACAGTGAGCGGGTGGCGGTGCAGGAGTTGCGGCGTCGGGGGATGCCGGGTTTGTTGCCGCATCCGGTGAAGGGCGACAAGAAGGTGCGGGCCCGGGCGTTCATCGCTCCGTTGGCGGAACCGGGGAACGTGCGGATTCGTCCGTTGGCGTCGTTCGTGGACACGTATCTGGATGAGGTGGCGGCGTTCCCGAACGGGTCGCATGATGATCAGGTGGATGCGTCGTCGCAGGCGTTGCAGCGCCTGTCGCGGCAGCGGCGCGCGAGGCCGGGTCCGTTGGGTCCGGCGGGTCCGAAGCAGTCGTCTGCGTGGCGGTGAGATTTCCGAAGAAACCGCGTTGCGGTGTGCCCGGAAGTGTTCAAGATCGACCCCGATGGACCCCCGCACCCAGTGTCAACCGACCCGGTTCGAGATCGATCCGACATGGCCTGACGGCTGGACCGTCGAATGGTTCGTTGAACCGGTCGAGCAGGAACCCGAGAACGGCAACCGGTCGTTCACCGCTGGTGCCCGGGTAGCGGTCGCCCGTCGCGACGACGGCGAATGGTTCGTGCTGACCGCGCAGGAGCGGGGTTGGTTCGAGCGGTGCCCGAAAGCGGAGCGGGGCCGGGCGTTGGCGCAAATGATCGAGGGGCACGGATTCCCGCCGCGGGTCGAGCGCGACGACCGCCTCGTCGACGCCACCTACCAGCCGTCGCCCACCGATGAGCGACACGAGCGCACGCCAGATCCTGCCCGCTCCGTCGCCGAGTTCGGCGAGAAGTTGGCCGGCCTGCTCTGTGTCCCCACCACAAGGAGAACCATGCCCAAGTACCAGTTCGTGTGCCTGACGACCCGCGGCCATCGCCAGCCGATCGACATACGCGAGGCGGCGATCGACGCGGTCGAACCCGACGATGACGGCATGGGTGCGCTCATCCACCTACGCGGCGGCCAGACCATCAACGTCGGCCAGCGCATGTACGAGATCAACAAGGTGCGGAAGCAGTTGCGTCGCGCCAACGCCAAGGCCGCGGCCAAGACCCCCAACCCCGAAGGGAACCCTGAATGAGCAACAAGCGCACCCCTCCCGCGATCAATGGCCGCGCCGTCGACCTCGCTGGCTCGGCCCAACAAGCCCTCGCCGAACGACAACTCCGAGCCGAGATGACTTCCGAGTTCACCGACGCGCTCGACAAAGCCCGCGGCATCGACCCGGCCGCCGTCGCGAAGCGCCTGCCGACCGGGCATGTGCTGTTGCCGTCGTTCCCTGACGGTGACCTCGTGTTGTTCGACCCGCGGGCCGTGGTGCATATCGAGCCGACGAAACCGAACCCCGGCGTCATCGACCTGTCGAAGCTGGGGGAGGGTGTCCCCGAGTTGTGCGCCGTGAACTACCAGTACGGGATCCATCAGGTGATCGGTTCGGTGGAGCAGATCGCTGGTCTCCTGTTCGGAGACGCGGCGAAGGACTTCGCGTGATGGGTATGCGCCGTGACCTGATCGAAACGGCGTTGGACGCGGCCGCCGGCAAGCTCGGCGTGTTCGACTCGTCCGACTATCACGACGGCTGTGACGCGCCGCTCGTGTTCGAGTGCGACGAGTGCGGCGCCGCGGTGCTCAACCCGGAGAAACATGAAGGGTGGCACCAAGGGTTCACCCACAAGGCCATCAGCATTGCGGCGTTCGGTGGCTATCGCGGCCCGCAAGGCGTTTGGGTGAGCGTGGGTGCCGACGGGCGAGAGGCGTGCTGATGGGGAACTTCCACTATGCCGCCGTCGACTTCAGCGACTTCTCGATCGACCCCGCTGCGCTCGGCGGCTGCAACCACACCCACACGGTTCATGGCGTGTTCGGTGCGGCGCAGCTTGAGGAGTGGTGGTGGCTCGGCGACGGCGGCCAGCACATCCTGTGGCGCATCACCGGTCCCGATGGCGTCGTCGCGCAGGGCGATGAGCAAACAATGCGCGAGGCGTTCATGGCGATCATCTGCGGGGAGCTATGAGCGACCTGCTGATCGTGGTGCCGTGCCGTGCCGGTTCGGTCGACGTTCCCCGAAAGTCGAGCCAGCTGGTTGACGGTCAGCCGCTGGTGTCGCGCACCCTGTCGATGCTCGCCGACGTCGGCCAATACACCGCCCACGAACTGTCAGTGGTCGTGTCGACCGACGACCCGGTGGTCGCCGAGATCGCCGCGCAACATCAGGTCCCCGTGCACCGCCGCGACGCCTCCCTCGCCAAAGGCGACGTCACCCTGTCCGCGGTGGTCGCCGACGCGGTCGCCGCGATGGGGTGGACCGGCCGGGTTGGTTGCGCCCAGGTCACGTCCCCGTGGCTGCGAGCCGAAACCGTCGCGCAGATGCTCGACGTGTTCGTCGGCGGGTCGTGGACAACAGGCAGCACCGTTGTCATGGAACGGGAGTTGCGGTGGTTGCATGACGGCGAACCGAAACTGCACGGCCAAGCCGTGTCCCGCCAACAGCAGGGCGTCGTGTCGGAGCGGGAAACCGGGGGGCTGCGGCTGTGGGTCACGCCGTCAACCGTGAAGTCCTGTCCGGTGTCGTCGTCGAAGCATCTCCGCTGGGAGGTCACCCCGCTCGAAGGTTTGGACGTGGACACACCGTGGGATTTGCATGTGGCCCGGGCCGCCGCCGGCCGGCGCCGCATCCTGTTCGTGGTCGAAGCATCCGAGCAGACCGGGTCCGGGCACTTGCACCGGGCGTTGACGTTGATCGATCACCTGTCGCAGCATCACGTCGAGGTGTGCTTCGTGGACGACGCCCCCGAATGGGCGTGGGACGCCGTCGAATCGCACGGCGTTATTCAGGACGCGCACCCGTCGTGGGACGCGCTGGTGCTCGGCGGGTTCGACGCGGTGGTCTTCGACCGGCTGGACACGACCGTGACCGAGGTCGCGGCCGCGCACTACATGGGGGCGTCCGTGGTGACGTTCGAGGACCGCGGCCCTGGCTCCATGCTCGCCGACGCCGTGATCAATGAGCTGTACGCCGGGTTCCCGTTGTCGGGCCCGGAGTGGTCGGTGCTGCGCCCCGAGTTCTGCGGGCCGCCGTGCCCGCCGCCGGGGGACGGGCGTGTGCTGGTGACGTTCGGCGGCACCGATCCGGCCGGATTGAACCTGCGGGTCGCGCGGGCGTTGACCGGGCTCGTGTTCGAGGGCGGCTGGATGTCGAAGGTGACCGTCGTCGCCCCACCGTCCCTGTACGTCAGCAACGGCGACCTGGTCGACGGGGTCACGTGGGTGAAGACCCGCGAGGTGCCGATGGCGGCGTTGATGCGCAAAGCCGATGTCGTGGTCACATCACGCGGGCGGACGGTGACGGAGGCGATGGCGATGGGCCGCCCGGTCGTGTCGATCGCCGCGAACGTGCGCGAACTGTCGCACTTCCATCACGACGGCGTGACCTATCTGCCGCCGGCGTGGCAGGTGACAGACGAGCAGATCGTGGGGGCGGTGGCCGGCTTGTTGCGGGCACCGGAGGTGGGGGAGGCGTTGCGGGCGGCGGTGCCTCGTGACGGTGCGGAACGAATCGCGGGGCTGATCACGACCCTCGCCAACCAAAGGAGAGCAGCGTGACCTACGGCGACCCAGCACATGGCGGGGTGTTCAGTCCGCCGATGTTCTACAGGACGTACAGCCCGGCCGTTGACCTGACCGTCGACGACCAACTGCGCATGGAGGCGCTGCGTCTCGCCGTCGAATCGGCGGGTGTGGGTCTCGGCACGGATTACTACCTGACTCGTGCGGCGCAATTCGCAGCGTTCGTCCTCGGGCACGAAGTCGAGGACGACACGGAGGATGCGCCATGACCATCCAAACGGGCGCTCTCGTCGCGTTCAGCGGCACCTGGCGGGTCGTCGAGGACGTCGACTGCTACGAGTACCACGGCGTCATCGTTCCCTCGGCGGAGCGCTACCCGGCGGGGCATCACGTGATCCTGCCGCAGGGCGCCACACCGGCCGACGTGGCCGACGTGGACGTGGTTGAGACGGTGCGTGGGGTTGAGCATGCCAACGACGACGGGACGTTGGAACGCCGGTGGGTGGACCTGTGGCGAATCGAGATCGAGGAGGACACATGACCGAGTTGGAAGAAGCGGTGGCCGCCTGCCAGTTGGCTATCCGCGTGTTCGACGGCCGTCGCCGCGACAGCGAAGCCAAGGCTGCTGCCGCGGATGCTGCCGCGAAAGCGCTGTGGGAGGCGCGGGACGAGATGGATCGGGCCCAATCGCGGGTCATGACGATCATCAGGACAAGCGCAGGTTCGTCGTGACCGGACTCAGCGCCGAGGGGCGCCAACGCATCACGGACATGGCCGGCGGCGACGGATGGTTCCACACCGGCGACGAGGACATGGCGAAACTCGCTGTCCGTCTGATCGACCTTGGCGTCGAGGAGTGCGCCGCGCTTGACGTGTTGGAATCGGCGTACGACATCACCGCGAACGAGTTCGGGTCATGAGCCGTTTTGTTGTGGGTGTGCTGGTCGGGTCGGTGGTGACGGTGCTGGTGTTGACGTTCCTTCTGATCGCAGAGAACCGGGCCGCGTCATGAAGTGGGTGTCGATCTTCGCGGCCATGGGGTACGGCGCGGCGGCACTCATCTACGCGTGGGCCGCCGTCGCAGTGAGCCCGTGGTTCTGGATCCCGACCGCAGCGATGGTGTTTGCATCGGTGATGCAGGTGTACGCCGCCAAGGTGTGGAGCGACGTGGACCGCATCAACGCGGAGGCCGAGGCGCTGATGGAGCGGTACCGATGAGCGCCGAGTGGGATGACGGCCAGTGCCCACGCTGCGGTGCCGGCACCCTCGTCACCACCGTCAACAAGGTCACCTACCGGTACTGCTCGTACCGACAGTGCATGTTCGGGCTCGACGACGACGTGATCGTGTCCACCGGCCCCGCGTCGCCGCCCGCTCCGTTGACGCCCGCCGAAGCGTGGCGCCGGTTCATTGGCGGCCAGACATGAAGCACTTCCGGGTCACCGTCGACTACGGCATCCACGCGGCCGAGTCCGCCGACGACATGGTCGAACAGGTCGCGTGCTGGTTGGGTTGGGCCCGCACCGACGGCATCACCGTCCGCGAGGTCGAACCCGACGCGGACCCGACCACGGTCGGCGGGATCTCCACCCCGATCGTCGCCGCGTCACCGGGAGGTCTGCCGTGAGCGAACTGCGAGACATCGCCGAGCACGAGATCGCGGTAGGCGCGAGTGACCTGTCCGGCGAGGGTAAGCCGATCCTCGACCGACTGATGGACAAGGTCACGATCGGTGACGGCTGCTGGGAGTGGCAGGCGTCGCTTGACCGGAAGGGATACGGACGGTTGCGCTACCGAAAGCGCGGGTGGCAGGCGCATCGGTTCCTATACGAGTTGCTCGTCGGTCCCATCCCCGATGGCCTGGAGTTGGATCATCTATGCCGCAACCCGAGGTGCGTCAAGCCAGCGCATCTGGAACCGGTCACTCGTCAAGTCAACCAACTGCGCGGCTTCAGCGTCTCGGGCCGCAATGCTCGCAAGACCCACTGTCCACAAGGCCACGAGTACGCGCCGGAGAACATCTACTGGACGAGAAAGGGCCATCGGCTCTGCAGGACGTGCCAGCGCTCTCGTTCGCTGCGCGACCAAGAACGAAGGAGAGCCGCGTGACCGATCCAATCAAGGTGATCGCCGAGTACGGGATGACGATGCACGGCGACATCGACGCCGCGCACCGCATGGTCGACGCCGCGCGGGCCGCCGGCGCCTCCGCGTTCAAGACGCAGCTGCTCACCCCCGAACTGATCGCCACCGCGGACGCTCGCCCGTACTGGCGGCACGCCAAGGTCCCAACCCAACGCGACAGCTTCACCGCGTCGCGTTCGGTCCCGTACATGCAGTGGACGGAGGTCGCGCAGCACTGCACCGAGGTCGGCTTGGATTTCGTGGCGTCCCCGTTCGACCTGTACGCCGTCGAGATCCTGGCCGGGATCCCCGGTGTCGTGTTCAAGATCGCGTCGGGGGATCTGACGAACGTGCCGCTGCTGCGCGCGGTCGCGGAGGTGGCGACGCGGCCGATCATCGTGTCCACTGGGGCGGCGACCGAGGCGGAGATCATAGGGGCGGCGCGAGAGTTGCGCGATAGCCAGACGGTGTGGCTTGCATGCACGCTGATCTATCCGGCACCACTCCACACGGCCGAGCTGCGGCGGATCAAGACGTTGCGCTGCGTTATCGAGCAACTGATGGGCTCAGCCACCGTCGGCTACTCCGATCACGTCGGCAAACCGGCGTCGGCGATGGGTGCCGTGTTCATGGGAGCCACCGTGCTGGAGGTGCACACGACGCTGACCCCGGGGGACACGGACTGCCCCGACGACGCGATGGCGTTGGACCCGGAACACCTCGCCGACTACGTGCGGGCCGCGAACACCGCGGCGGTGATGATGGGCGACGGGAAGTTGGCGCCGCTGCCCGAGGAAACCGCGGCACGGTACGGCGCGTCCCGGTCCATCCACTTCGCGCGGTCGCTGCCGAAAGGGCACCGCCTGTCCGCCGCCGATCTGATCTGTCTGCGGCCCGCCGATGGCATGTCGCCGCTCAAGTGGGATGAGGTGGTTGGCGCCGAGTTGACCCGTGACGTGCACGCCGAAGAAGCGGTCGTCGAAGCGGTGCTGCGATGACGTACGAAGAGGCTGTGCGTCGTTTGGCCGCCCAAACGTTCGGGGTTCCGCTCGACGCGGTCGAGTCGTCTTCTCTGGATTACAGCATGGATGGCTGCGATTGCTGCGGTGTGTCGTTCAGGATCGAGTTGATCGCGCGGCTTGGTGTTCCTGCGGCGAAGGGCGAGCACAGCTCGTACGGGTGGGGCGGCGTGGTACACCTGTTCGGCAACGTTGACGAGTTCGCATCCGAGTTCCTCGAAGCGGTGCTCCCGTGAGGGGCGACGGGCAGTGGCCAGACGGTCGCGTGTGCGAGGAGTGCGGCGAGCGGCCCACCGAACAACTACGCGGCGGCGTCGACCCCTGCCTCGGCGTCCTGCCTGGCGTCATCTCTGCGTGCTGTGGCCATGGTGTCGGCCGCGGTTTCATCCTGTTTGAGAACGGGACCATGGTCGATATCAACGCGCGGTCGATCGTTCACCATCACGCGGGGATCGGCAAGACGCGAGACGTCGAAGACGGGATGGTCGAGCGGTGACGGGGGGTTGGCCGGCCCGTGTCGTCTGTCTCGTGTTGTGGACGGCGTTGTGCTGGTGGGCGCTGTGGCGCTCATGCTCCGTGCAACTAGACGACGTCGACACCGGCGTGCGGGTCCTGCAAGGCGGGCTCATCTGCCTCATGTACGCGGCCGGCGCCACGCTGTTCGTCATCGGCCAAAGGCGAGACCCGTGAACGAGTGGGAACCGGCACCGGTTCGGCCGATCGTGACATGGGACGAACACGGCATCATGTCCCGATCTGGCCTTGTTGTCTGTCCGACGTGCTGCGCTGCGATCCCTCGCGGCATGGAGGACCGGCACGAGGCATGGCACGCAGACCCGAACGTGTGTTCCACGTGAAACGTTCGACGGTCATCGACCGCGTCCCACCGGAAATGCGCCAACACATCCGCTGGTCCGACCGCGGCAAATGGGTGAGCAAAGTCAAATACCCGGACCGGGCCACGGCGCAACGCCACGCCCGCGCCCTCTACGCCAAGGACGGCCGGCACGTCGAGCCGTACCGGTGCGGGTTCTGCGGAGCGTGGCACGTCGGCCGGTCGCGGGGCATGGACCGCTTCGACGGCTACGTCTTCGCCATGGAGCTAGGGGTGCGGTGCCTGCGGAACCTGCAAGGCGAAAACTACTTCGACCGTGACAAACGGCTCCGCACCATCAAGAGCCGATGTGTGGCCGCGCAGCGGCGTGGAAGGATGGCAGCGTGAACGAGCCCCGACGAATGAGCGACTGGTTCGACCCCGACCGGCTCGCCGAGGCGCAATCCCTGGTTGAACGCATCCTTGCAGAGCGGGGCGACATGGAGACGTTCATGGTCTCCGGCACCGTCCGGCCGGCCAGCATCCGCTACGTCGCCAACGTCGCGACGAAGGACGTCAAGATGGTGCGCCTCCGCGGGGTGCGGTGGCTGTGGGCCAAGATCCGGCGCCGGCCGACGTGGTACCTGACGATGCCGCGCGAGGCGGTGCAGTGGCGGGCCGACGGATCGTCCGTCGTGACCGGCGACTAGGTCCGCCGCACCCGCGGGCGACGACGGTACGATCGACGCAGCGGGGTAGTGCAGCGGTAGCACGCTTGCCTCATAAGCAAGAGGTCGGTGGGTTCGAATCCCCCTCCCGCCACTAAGGCTCTGCCAGCCCCAAGCACCGGGCCCCTCCGGGGGTCCGATACGCGTAGCAACCGTGGTTGCGGGAACGGTTCCGCGACAGGACGACCGTCCGGCCTCATACTGCGCAGAATGACCGACGTCGCCGACGCGCCCACAGACCGCTTCGACCGCACCCTCGCCCGCACCGTGTACGTCGGCAAAGCCCAACAGCGCGACACCGGCGACGACACCCTCACCGCCAAAAACGCGGCCGCTGACATCGGATCGTCAGGCCTCAAACAGACCTCCGGGATCGTCATCGAAGAATTCGACCGGAACCTGCGCGGCACCAAAGCCAACAAGGTGTACGAGGAGATGGGCGCCTCGCCGATCGCCGGCGGTGTCCTGTTCCTGATGACGGAATGGATGACCGGCGCCACCTGGACCGTGTCCCCGTTCGACCCGGACAACCCCGACTCTGTCGCGGACGCCGAGTTCGTCGAGCAGTGCATGGGCGACATGTCGCACAGCTGGTCGGCGATGGTTGCCGAGGCCGCCACGATGGTCCAGTTCGGGTGGTCGTGGGCGCACATGGTGTACAAGCCCCGCAACGGCCAGCAGCCGCTGCCGGGCGACTCGTCGAAGTACACGGACGGCCGGTGGGGGTGGCGCAAGTTCTCGTTCAAAGGCCAAGACTCCCTGACGAAGTGGGAGTTCGACGAGGACGGCGGCGTCAAGGGCTGGTGGCAGCAAACCCAGGACAAAGGCAAGGTGTTCCTACCGATCGGCCGCGGTCTGCTGTTCCGCACCACGACCCGCAAAGGGAACCCGCAGGGCTACTCCATGCTGCGCCGGGCGTACGAACCGTGGTGGCAAAAAAAGCGGCTCCAAGAGATCGAAGGCATCGGCCACGAACGCAACCTGGCCGGCATGCCCGTGTGCTACATCGACGTCGAGGCCTACACCAACGACACGACCAAAGCGGAGTACGAGAAACTCGTCAAGGACGTGCGCGTCGACGAGCAGATGGGCGTCGTGCTCCCGATGGTGTACGCCACCGACGACGACGGCAAGGTGTCCGGCCACCCGTTGTACAAGTTCGAGTTGCTCGCGTCGCCAGGGCAGGGCCGCTCCGATATCGGGAACACGATCGCCCGTTACGCCCGAGAGATGGCCATGAGCGTGCTCGCCGACGTGATCCTGATGGGTCACGAGCAGGGCGGCATCGGGTCGTCGCAGGGTGTCGCGGTGACGAAAGATGAGATGCTGCGCCGGTCGATGATGGGCCTGCTTGGCAGCATGGCTGATGTGATCAACCGGCACGAGATCCCACGTTTGATGCGGTTGAACGGTCGGGTGACGGGCGAGCTTCCGTTTTTTGAGGTGGCGCCGCCGGAGTCGACGACGGCGGAGCAGATCGTGAAGATGCTTGTCGATCTCGCTTCGACTGGGATGGCGATGTGGCCGTCGGCGGAGCTGGCCCAGTACGTGCAGGCGCACACGGGGATCCCGGTGGCGGACATGGCCGAGGAGGACGACGACGCCGAGCGCGAGGACACGCGCGAGGTCGACGACAAGCCCGAGCCCGAGCCGGAGTTCGACCCCGACATCGACCCCGAACTCGCGGACGATGCCAACAACGACTGACCAAGCGGACGCGCTGCTCGCCGTCGCCGACAAAGCCGAGCGGCGTTTAGCCGCCGCGGTCCGCCGAACGATGAACGGCCTACAAGCAGCGTTCCCCGAAGCCGAGGTCGCCAAGCTGATCGAAGCGCACCGTGGGATCTCCGTTGACATGATCCCGTGGAACGACTTCTACGTGATGCCGACGTTCAAATCGGATGCGGCGCTGGTCGGCGACAACCTGCAAGCAGAGTTTCTGCGCACCATGGTCGAAGCGGCGAAGGTCGCGGGTGTGGAGGGGTCGTCGTTCACGGTCCTGAACCCGTACGCCATCCGCGCCGCCCGGACGATGGCCGCCGACCTGGTCGCGCACGAGAAACGGGTGACGCGTGAGGCGGTGAAACGGGTGATCGTGTCGGCGGTTCGGGGCCGGTTGACGGCGCAGGAAGCGGCCCGCCTGATTGCCCGTAGCGTCGGCTTGGATCCGCGTTCGGCGCAGGCGTTGGCGAACTACGCGGTGCAGCTCGCCGCGGTCGACGCGGGGACGGCGGGCGTGTCGACGTTGAACCGGGCGGGGATGGCGGCACCGAAGACGGCGCGGGGGCGGGCGACAGCGGTGGACCGGTACGCGAAACGGCTGCTACGCACCCGGGCGGAAACGATCGCGAGGACCGAGATCATGACCGCCGCGAACCGAGGGGTTCACCTGTCGTGGGAACAGGCGGCCCGTGACGAGCTCATCAACACGCAGCACGCTCGGCGCCAAATCGTCGTGACGTACGACGACCGGACCTGTCCGCGTTGTTCTCCGCTGGATGGCGCGGTGGTTGGATTTGGCGAGTCGTTCGTCGAGGAGTTCAAGGGTGCGAAGACGACGTTCCTTTTCCCACCAATCCACCAGAAATGCCGCTGCACGGTGATTTTGCTCACGTAGGGCGTTGGCGGAGTCTGGGGGGTCGCGTACTGTTGGGGGGGGTCGGCCTACGTCCGGGGTGCCCATGAAGCCCCGGGCGGGCCGGCTCCAACGAGAGGGGAACGCATGGCAACCAGCATGCTGAGGTTCTGGCCGGACATCACGCTAGAGGTCATCCGCGACCACGAGACGATCGACGTTGGCCGTGTGCCCGATCCCGACTGGCGCATGGTCGATGCCGCCGGCCACGGCCACTTCTACGACGACGGCTACCCGACGCTGGAGTGGGAGGGCCTGCCGTGCACGATGGGCCACGGCGACGACTGCGACGCCGAGGGCTTCTACCGCTGCCCGATGTGCTGGGAAGAGATCCAGCCGGCGTGGAAGGATGGCGGCCGCGAGGTCGTCCACACGAGAACGAGCGGCTACGTCACGATCCAGGACTACGGCTCCCGCGAGCGCTGGGCGCTCACGTCATCGGAGGCCATCGACACGCTGAGCCAAGCCGTGCATGCCGCGGTGCGTGCGGTGCTCGCCGATCACGGCGTGCTGATCGAAGCGCAGATGCACGAATGAGCGACGAGATTGAACGCATCGGCGCACGGATACGGGCAGTGAACGCCCCGGCCGCTCGCGCGGCCGTCGACCTCGACGGGTCGATGCGTTCCCTCACGGTGCTGTTGAACCGTCAGCGCATGGAGGAGGAGTTGGCTGCCACGCGCCTCGCGCTGCTGTGCCGACACCAGGACGACGTTGACGAGTTGTTCGCCGAGGTCGAACGCCGCTGGCAACTTGCCGTTGCCAGAGCCGAGCGGTCCCCCCGCCGATGTCCAACGCGGGCCGAGGTCATCACGTCGGTGGCGCGCGACGTCATGGAGGGCGTGCTGTGATCGCGCCGTTGTACGAGAACGTCCGTCGCGACATCGTCATCGCCGACTGGATCAAGCACCGCGCCGAGGTCATGGTCGAGGATCTGCCCGACGACCATCGAACGATCAAGCTCGACGTGGTCGACTCGCTCTACGACGACGCGGACCTGCCCGAGCATTCGAACCTGCCACCGTTCCGGGGGTCGATATGAGCGGCGACACGACCCCCCGGTTCTCTGCCATCATCCCGGTGCCCGACGCGAACATGGAGCCCGGCGCGGTGATCGACGCCACGGGCGCCGTCGTGAAGCAGTTGGGGGTGCGCGTGGTCGGCGCGAAGGTGAAGGCGACCGTCGGCGAGGACGGCAAGTCGATCGTCGTCGAGATCACGCAGGAGGCTCCCGACCTCGCGATGGAGATTCACCCCGACCCCGCCACGGTGGGGCGCTACTCAATCGTCCGGCCATGAGCGGCCGCGCCCCCGACCGTCCGACCGTGCCCGAGGTGTGGCCGATGGTGCGCTGGTACCAGGAACTGCCGTCGCGCCTGTGCGCCAACGGCCAGAGCAACCTCGCCGGCGGCTCCCTGCACATCGTGCTCGACGACTACAACGTGAAGGACGGCGACGTGCGCTACTGCATGGAGAGCGCCGCGAAGAACGGCGACGTGGCCGGGTTCTTCCTCGCCTGGACGCTGCTCACGATGTCGCTGACGCAGCGCCGCAAACTCTGCCGGACCATGTACAACCGGATCGGGCCATGACCCATCACGAGCCCATCCGCTGCCCCGAGTGCGGGCCCGTGTTCATCTGCCCGCACGTGTACGACCTACTCCAACCCGGCTGGCGCCCAGGCATGAAGCGGCAAACACACAAGGGGATCAACCGCGCGATGGAGCGCCACCGCCGGTTGTTCGTTCGCCGGTGGACTGAAGCGCTCGAACGCATCGAGGTCTCCTCGTGATCCTTTCCGTGCCGGTCCACGGCCGATGGCTCATACTCACCGTTGATGAAACCGAACCCGGACCACGTCAACAGCCTCCTCAACCGTGCCAAAGAGTACGACTCCGTGCGGCAACGCCACCTGAACGCCGCCGCGGAAGCGCTCGACGGGCGCCTGCACTGCATCTGGTTGCTACGCCAGGCCGGCGTGCCGATGACGAAGATCGAGCGTGAAACGGGCCACAGCCGGCAGTTGTTGACGAAACTGCTCGCCGACTTCGACCCCAACACCGGCAAGCGGATCCGGCCGATGCGCGACACGGTGCAGGCCGACCCGAGCACCGAAGCGGCGTAACGACCGTCAACCACGGTTGCGAAAAGTTGTGGCCCGCGGCGTAGAAGTTCCGCACATGCGCCGCTGACCTGTCGTACAACCAGAACACACACCGGCACAGCGCCCCCCTGAAGGCCCGCCGAGCACGACCGTCTCCAATCCGGTCGTCGCTCGACGGGCTTTCGCCGTTTGAGGACCCATGACCGCACCGCTCGACATCGCAGCCAACGCCGACGATCTCGAACCGGTCGCGCTGTCGCTCGCGTTCGACACCGTACGCAAATCCGACGTCGACCAGGTCGTGTTCGGCTGGGCCAACGTCTCGGTCGCCAAAGACGGCACCGAGGTCGTTGACAGCCAAGGCGAGAACGTCCCGATCGAGGATCTGGAAACGGCCGCCTACCTGTTCACGATGGCGTTCCGCGAGTCCGGCGAGGACCACCAAGGCGAAGCGCTCGGCACGCTCGTCGAGTCCGTCGTCTACACACCCGAGAAGCAAGCGGCGATGGGCCTGGAGAAGAACGCTGCTGGCGAATGGCCGCTGCATCAGGGCTGGTGGGTCGGGTTCCACTACCCGGACCGTGCCGTCTACGACCGCATCAAGAACACGAAGCACATGTTCTCGATTCAGGGCCGGTCCCTGCGAGTGCCGGTGGCCGCCTGATGCCTCGCGTCGACGCCGTGCCGCTGCAAGCCCGCCTGAAGGGGCTGATCGTCGACCGGGTCGACGTGTGCTTCGCCGGTTCGAACGGTCTTTCTGACATCGAGTTGTACAAGCGCGACACGCGCACCGTCCCGTCCACGACCCGCAAGGGAGCCCCCGTGCCCGAGAACACCGACCCCACCCCCGAGCAGACCGCCGCGACGCAGAAGGCGATCGATGAGGCCGTCGCCGCGGCCGTGACCAAGGCGATCGCCGATCACGACGCCAAAGTCGCCGAGTACCTCAAGGCCGAAGCCGACAAGCCCGAACCCGAACTGACCGAAACGCAGAAGGCCGTCGCCGAAGCGGTCGCCGTCGAGAAGGCCGCCCGCGAGAAGCTCGAAGCCGACATCGCCAAGATGCAGGACGAGCGGCTCACCGAGGTCCTCAAAGCGAAGGCCGAGACCGTGTCGAACGTCGGTGGTGTCGACGACATCGCCGCCGTCCTCAAGGCCGTCGCCACCGGTTGCGCTCCCGAGATCGGCGACAAGCTCGACACGATCCTGAAGGCCGCGCACGATCAGTGGATAAATGATCCACT